GCTACTGACGGGTCGATTGGCATTCAACTCACAGATTTGAACCCCGGAGGCCAGTACGTTAGGGCTGATTCTCAATCATTAGTGGCGTCTGGTTCATGGAATATAGACCAAGGCAACAACGTTGTAACCCGGGGCATAGATTTGTATCCGGATAACTTCGGCCCGGGAGCATTATCGGAGATGTTCTTAGTTGTCAATGATACCCTCCACGTGGTCGGGGGATGGGATGGCCTCGGCGCAACTGGCACGGCGACCCTTTATTTGACTCTTAGGTGCCGAGCGCGGATAATCAAGATTGGATCCAAGGAATGGATGGCGATCGCTATCCAATCTGTAGCGGCAGACTGAGGTGATTCCTTGGAAATCCACGTTCACATTCACGGGGGCGAGGTTGAAGAAGGCCATGCACCCAGAAAGCGGAAGGCGACATCTAAAATTTCATCCCCAGCCAAACCCAAAAGAAAGGGTAAACCGATGACGAGGAAAACCCAGTTGGCAATCAACAGAGGCCGAAGGGCCAAAGGTTTGAAACCTATCAAATGGAAGAAGAAGGGGACCAAATGACGCTTGAAGGTCCGCGCATATTAGCCAAAACCCTCGGGTATCTTGACGTGACCATAGGACCTAATCCCGGTTCGCCTGCACCGGATGAAAGGTTTCCTGCTACTCTTACCGGATCCGGCTGGCACGTGTTGAGTGATGGAGCACCCGCTCCGAATGGAACCCCAACTTATGTTAATAGGTCATACTATGATTTATCCGGCTATAATATGAATGAAATAACTTCATTTATCCAAGGAGTAGATATCCAAGAAGGGTTTGGTACTAGGGGAACTGTGGCCTGTTACATTGTGGATTTGATTACTACAGATTATCTCGAGGATCAGGACCTGATAGACGCGTATGTTTATACTACCGGTGATGGCGATCTCCCCGGTTTCCCCTTGTCTGACTATGATATGCTCCAAGTAATCTATGGGAGGGCTAGGTGTTTTACAACTGATACTTCTTGGGGCGATTTGGTAGTTCAAAGCATTGCACGGTTCGGAACTGGGGTGGCAACAAGTGCTCAAAAGTTATACATTACTAGGGTAGTTTATCCCTTAAACTCTTCAGCGCAACTTCAACATTTACATATACCTCCATGCAACTATGTTTGCAGCGCCGTGATGGCGAAAGAAAAGGACCTCCCTTATCTCATGCGCCAAAAGAGGTCTTATGAGCAGACCAACAGCACGGGTTGAATCCTATGGGTTTATCCGTAGGTCCATGGGGCTGGCACCTACCGCTCGGTTTGAAATGGTCAATTACGGTGGCCCATGCTTCATTAGTTTATTTTGAATGGACAGATGAAGATGTCGGGTGGGATGACGTTGCTATAGGTGCGAGTTTTGGTATGACCCTATACGGCCTATGGACGCCCCCCGTAGTCAAGGCGGCGCTGATGTTGAGGGTTGGGCTGGGCATTGGGGCAATGGCTGCCCCCGCTGCTCCGGTGATAGCGGGTGTAGCGGTTACATTGGTCGCTGGGGATTTAATCTCCCACGCAATTGACCCGGAGCACGGAAGAAAGAACTTCCGCGAATTCATCACCGACCCCGCAAAAATGCCAGAGCGGGTAGCCTTCGCCGCCGAGACAATATATGAACATAAGATTCAAGAGCCAGTCGAGAAACTCTCCACGTGGTATGTTCAAACGGTCGACGAAGCATGGGATACCGGAAAGCGCTGGATAACTGAAAATAATAGATTTCTCACGGGCCCCAATCTTCCCAGTGCGTGGTTCTAAAATCCGAGATGGTCGTGGACCTTCTCTCTCATAATATCGATATGATGCTGGCTCAAAACTTCAAAGCAGGCTTGCCATCTTAGATTGTTCTGCATTTGTACTTGGTAGATTGGATAGTAAGTTGAAGAAACATTCTGCGAGAGTTGACAACGCAGACTGGAGCGCACAGCCTCACTGACGTTCTCCCCAGCATCTTCCAATTGAGTTATCCACGCAAAGAGGGGGTCTGTGCGCTTTATTCGTACTCTTATGGTAATAGAACTCATAGGTTCATCTCTCCTTTATACAGTCAACACAAGGGATGACTTCAATGATTTCGATAGGAGAACGCTGGAGATAATTGAACTCCAGCGTCGCCCCACAAATACAGCGAACAACACTCATTCAATCAACTCATCATGCTCTAATTCCTTGAACTCATCCACTTCTTTCATGTTGACGCAGATGGTATGACCACATGCCAAGCACTCCCAAACATAACGCCTGCCGGCTACAAAACCATCTGCTGAGTCTTTCCCATCCCATTTCCTATTGCATATCATCCCTGACGGATAGTCATTTGCACGCTTGCAACGGCACGCTATCTGCATTGCAAACAAAGTCATAGGCTCATCTCACTGATCTTGAGCAAACGCTCAAGGGTATCGGCTATTCTCTTTAGGTTGTAGACCTGCATTTGTAGGGCGTCAATGCTGGCTGCCTGATTATTTATTATATTCTCGGTCTTGGATTTCCATTCTTCGTCCATGTTCTAACCCAATAAGTCCTACTATATAATGTGCCACACACACACAGCCCCATGAAATCGATTCGATACCCTATTGCTTTCATTGATGATGATGATTGGCTGTACCTATGAAACAGTGCACACTCAGCCAATGTGCCCTGCGAGCGGGTCCCTCCTTATGATATTTTCAAGATATTTACCAAATGCGGATCCCGGACCAACGATTATAGGGGGTCATTCTATAGATTGGGCATGGCGAAGGCATTAACGGGCTCATTTTACCTGACTGAAACAGTATTATTGGCGCCGGCCAGTGCCGACGGTACCCGGGCAACGGGTTCTATAGATTTATCGAGTTATGTCGACGTCGCATCGTCGCAATGTGTAGCGATCGATCAAGTGGACTATATCGTTCAGAACGGTAGTTTGTTTGACCAATATGCCGCGAACATGGTCGCTACTGACGGGTCGATTGGCATTCAACTCACAGATTTGAACCCCGGAGGCCAGTACGTTAGGGCTGATTCTCAATCATTAGTGGCGTCTGGTTCATGGAATATAGACCAAGGCAACAACGTTGTAACCCGGGGCATAGATTTG